AAATATATTGGTTGGACACGAGATGATAGATATAAAAATAAAAGATTAAACAATGTAGCTTGTGGACAGGCTATAATTCCAATGCAACCATTAGGACATAACTTTTTGGGTGGTAAACTTATGGCACTTATGATTACTTCAGATGTAATTAGAAAATCTTGGGAAGATAAGTATGGTGATATATTGGTTGGTATGACTACAACATCATTATATGGCACACATTCTCAATACAATAGTATGCCAACATTTAAGAAGAGAGGCAAGACAACTGGTAAGATGCCAATTAAATTACCAAAAGATATGGTTAGGGTATGGGAAGAGTACTTTGGTGAGAAACGAAAAGTTAGATCTAATTTAGATACAAAAATATACAGAGAATGTGGTTTAAAACCGGCTGATTATGTAAGTGGAATGCAACGGGGAATTTACTTTTGTTCATTCTACGATAACACACGAGAATTTTTATGTGGAAAAATTAAAAAAAGCTCTTTGCTTTTACGGGAAAGTTTCGTATATTATAATAGTCATATATCTAATTGGTGGAAACCGAAGGCAGAAAAAAGATATAATAAACTTAAATCTGATAATAAATTAATATCGGAATTACATTTTTGGGATAAGTTATTTGGATTAACTTATGAAGAAGCAAAACAGAATTATTTAGGAGAAGTAGGAAGATGATAAATCAAGAACAAATGGACAATAACTGGACAGAATTAATGTCAATCATTGACACACATTTTGAAGGTGAACAAAAAGAAAATATTTTAAAGTTACATAATGACTTTGAATCGGAATATAAAACAGCACCTGCATCCGGTCGCCCAAATTATCACAATTGTTTTAAGGGTGGTTACTTAGACCATATCTTACATGTGATTAAAAATTCACTTATGATAAAAAGACAATATGAATCAAATGGTGTTAATGTAATACACTCAGATTCGGATGTAGTGTTAGCAGCTATGTTTCACGACTTAGGTAAACTTGGTGATGGAACACAACCTTATTATAAATACCAAACAGATGATTGGAGAAGAAAAAAATTAAAAGAGTGGTACACTCATAATCAAGATTTGGATTATATGACAGTTCATGATAGAGCTTTATGGTTACTATCTAAATATCACATTGATGTTAATCCTCATGTGTATAAAGCTATATTGTGTGCTGATGGTTTATTTGACCCAGCAGCAGAAACTTACTTTAAATCTTATGTAGATACAAGACATTGTCTTGGTTCAATTGTTCACTTTGGTGATTGGTTATCTACCATTTGTGAAAAACAAACTTGGTTACAAGGTGAAGAAGAACATTCAGATGAGGGTGTAATAAAACATAAAGAAGTTCCAAAAGAACAAATTGATAATATGAAAGCTAAGTTTGATGAACTTTTTAATTAGGAGATTATTATGTGGATAGGTTTAACAATATTATTTTTCTTAATAAGTATCTTTACATCTACATTGGTATATTACTCTTTACGAAGAATAACACAATACGAAGAATTGATTTTAGAAATACAACAAGTAATTAAATTCTCAACAGATAAAATGAAACTTGTAGATTCTAAAGGACATTATGAATCAGATGATGAGACTGGTTTTTTCTTTGAACAATTAAAGCAAATTCAATTATCCCTTGATGGAATATTTGAAGAGGAAACAAAAAATGCCAAAAAAACAAAATAAAAAAATCAATGATGTTAAAGCTGAGATTAAAAAAATAACAAAAAAGAAAAAACGAAAAGTTTATTTCGGACAAGAAGTTCAAGATGCTGTTGTAGAATATAACTCATCTACAAATGATTCTGAAAGAAATGTAATTTATGGAACACGAATACATGCGGCATTTGATAAGTTGGCTGAAAATATAATCAACACATTTAAGTTTACTTATTTTGATTACGGGTTTAATGATATTAAACACGAGGTGGTTGCCTTTATGGTGATGAATATTCATAAGTACGACCATACAAAAGGTTCAAAAGCATTTAGTTATTTTTCAGTTGTGGCTAAAAATTATTTAATTCTTCATAATAATAATAATTATAAAAAATTAAAAACTCATGATAAAATGGAAGTCTTAGATAGACATAGAAGTAATGACTCTAACTATGAATCAGATTTTGTTACATTGACAAATGAAATAATAGAATATTTTGATTCTAATATGAATACTATTTTTAAAAAAGAAAGAGATTTAAGAATAGGATATGCTATTGTTGACTTGATGAAACAAAGAGGTGATATTGAAAACTTTAATAAAAAAGCTATTTATATTTTAATTAGAGAAATGACAGATGTAGAAACTGCTCATATTACTTCAGTTGTTAATGTTTTAAAAAAACATTATAAAAAACTTCAAAATTTATATTATAAACATGGTTCAATAATATATAGTCATTCTGGTTCATTCTTTTAAACATTAAACCCTCTTAAATGAGGGTTTTTTATTTCAAACAATTTCTTACAAATTTTATATTTATATATGAATAAGTACATTCAGAGGAGATTGTATGTCAAATGAAAAAGAAATATTCGAGGGTAAAACCTTTCAAGATTTAACAAAAGATATATATGAGAACACTACAAAGCGTAAAGTTCAAATAGATTTGTTAATATCAGAAATTCACGGATTCATAACAACCATTGATGATGTGGTGTTGGTAGCTCCAATTATAAAAGAATATATGGATACTGCTGTTCGTAACGATGAACATCTGGTTAAACTTGCTGGTGTATTACAAAGAATTATTTCTAAATCACAGGGTGAATCTGATGAATCAATGTTATTAAGTGACGAAGAGAAAGCAGAGTTAATGGGAACACTTCAAGATACTGTAGATGATTTACAAAAAGAAAGTCATAGACTTGAGAGTATAAAAGATAAAACAATACAAAAGGGATATTCGGAGGGTTAAATGAGTTCTTTATTTACAACATCAAAAGACGCAAAGATAAATACTCCATTTGGTAGAGGTAAATTTATACCATTTTATTTACAATTTGTACCTGGATATTGTGTAGATGTTGTTCACAATGGTAATTCAGATAGAGAGGCTGGAGATGCTAGTATAAATACTATAATAGCTGTACCACACATAACAAATAAATTACTTGAAAAACGGGCAACTGCTGGGGAGGACTCACGATACTTTCCTTTATTGAGGACATTTAACGATGTACCATCAAAGGGTGACCCAGTTTTACTTTGTACTATTGGTAATATAAATTACTATTTAGGTCCTTTAAACACTCTCAATAATTCACCTACATGGAATGATGACCCATCATTTACTGAAGAATTTGCAATAAATAATAAAGATGTTATTGAAGTAACCACTAGAAGTAAAACAGGTGAGAGTTTAAATTTTGTTAAAGAACCAAATTACGTTAGACTTCAGAAAAGATATAATCCAAAACTTGAGGTAGGTGATTCAATTAATGAGACAACAGGAGATACGATATTAGAAGGTAGACATGGTAATAGTTTACGAATAGGAAGTGTTGGTGCAAAACCTTATTTAATAATTTCAAATAAAAGAAACTCTACAAATAAACACGAGTCACTAGGTGATGGTTCAATTATAAGTATTACGTCTGATTCAACATTACAAGACCATTTTCCAGTTTATACAGATTCTATTACACAACAAAATGTTTTTGAATTTAAATTATCTTCAGATACTGTTGAAGAAAATGATTATAGAATTGGTGATATTTATACAAGTGTTAATGGATTTTCAGATGATTCATTTATATATAGTTATAATGACAATCAAATGTTATTACATTCAGATAGAATAATTTTAAATTCAAAGCTTGATAATATTTATATTTCATCAAAAAAAGATATACATATAGGTGCAGGTGAACACACAACTATATCTTCAGGTAAATCAATAATTGTAAATACACCTGATTTTAATATTGGAGACCCGAATGATGAATTTGTTGATATGCAACCAATGGTTTTAGGTGATAGTTTGGTAAATATATTAGAAAATATTGTGAAAATAATTAGTACAATACAAACAGGACCAGGTATGGGACCTACTGTTTTAAATACACAAATGCCAAATATTCAAAACCTTTTAAGTAAAATAGAAGAAGATATTCGAAAAGTTAGAAGTACAAAACATAAAATAGAAGAAGGATAGTTATGAAAAAGAAAAAAACAAATATAAAAACTGTAATAAGACAAATCGTTAGAGAAGAAGTTGCGATGGTTATTAAGGAAGTAATAACTGAATTAAAACAACCAACTCAAACAACTAAACCGATGACACCAAAAAAAGGAACACAGAATAGTAGTTTTACATCCAATAAAGTGTTGAATGATGTATTGAATGAAACTGCTCAAGATGGTGATTGGAAAACAATGGGTGGTGGTGAGTTTACATCAGATAGAATGAATGAATTGGTTGGTGGACAATATGGTGATATGATGAAATCAACACCACAACAAGTTCCTTCAAATGACCCAATGGCTCAGTTTTTAAATAAAGATTATAGAGAAGTGTTAGAAAAAACTGAAGAAAAACAACAACAAAAATATAGGAAATAGAAAAAATGTCATTAACATCAGAATTAGAAGCTGCTTTCGAACGGGCAAATTTAGAGGTAGATGGAGCTCCACCAGTAGATAATGCTTATGTTGAGGCGTATGCAAAATTTCAAGCTGAAGCTATTGTTAATTTTTTAACACAATGTGAATTTAGAATTACAAAATTAAATGCACCAGTTGTTGTTGAAAATTTTAAAATACCCGAACAATTGGTAAATGTCGCAACGGAAACTTTGTTAGGTGAATATGGCCCTTTATTAAAAACTTTAAAAAAAATTGCTGAACCACTTGGACTTGGAGAAACTATTGATTCATTGGAAGGTGAAATTAAAAAGGCTATAGCTAATGTTGCTGAAGGTGGAGCGACTGCAGTTGGATTGGATTTAGGAAAAGATGTTGGTGGATTAGAATCTACTGGTTATGTTTATATAGGTGAAGACCCAGACTCACAAGGTGGATTTAATGTGGAGGATGAAGATGGACAAAAAGATTTTACAACTGTAAAATTATTTAAAGAAGATATTGAGAATTTAATATAATGGCTATTAGAGATACATCAAGAAAACCATACACACAAGATAATGATACTAAAATTAAAATTGGTATTGATTTACCTATTCGTAGAGGTGATGATAAAGATGGTTTTTTTGTAACCACTTCAACAACTATTGAGGCAGTAAAAAACAATATAAGAAACTTATTACAAACAAATGAAGGTGAGAGATTTTTTCAACCTAATTTAGGTTTGAATTTAAAAAGATTGTTGTTTGAAAATATTACTGATGAAAAATTAGTTGGTATACAGGACGCTATATTAGATAAAATAGAATTTTGGTTACCATTTGTTGAAGTGAGAAATATTGAAGTACTTACAAAAGATAATACAAGTGATATAAGGTTTAACGAAGTAAAAGTTAAAATATCATTTAATATTGTGCAAGACCCTACGACTTTAGATGCAATTACGTTAGATTTCACAAGTGATATTACAGAAACAGACTCATCGGTATCAGGTGATACAGGTGGATATTAATGGAGAATATAAATGCCTACATATGGTGATAATAATTTTAAAGAATCAAATGTAAATTATTTAAACAAAGATTTTATAGATTTAAAACAATCGTTAATGAATTATGCTAAGTCATATTTTCCAAACACTTATCGAGATTTTAACGAAACATCTCCAGGTATGATGTTATTGGAAATGAATGCTTATGTTGGTGATGTATTATCGTTTTACATCGACCAACAATATAAAGAAATGTTATTACCATTAGCTGAAGAAAGAAGAAACATAATCACGATGGCAAAAATGTTTGGATACAAAGTAAAACCAATTGTTCCATCTTATGTTGATTTAACTTTTACTTCTGAAGTAAATGCTTCAAGTGGTGATGTATCAAAGGTTGATTATTCTGATGGTGGTATTTTTGATGCTGGAATCGAAATAACCTCTGATACTAATTCAAATATTATTTTTAAAACACTTGACCCTATCGATTTTAGAATATCAGCTTCAGGTGATACTGAAACAATTGGGTCGAGTACTGATGCTGGTTTAGCTTCAACTTATACATTATCAAGAACTGTAAGGGCTGTAAGTGCAACAGAAAAAACACTTTCATTTCAAATTGGAATACCTGAAAAATTTAAAACCATTACCATACCTGATACGAATGTTGTTGACATTGTTTCTTGTGTAGACTCAAATGGAAACAATTGGTATGAAGTTGATTTTCTAGCACAGGATAAAGTTCCTATTGAAACACATTATACCAATGACTCCAATAGAGCTTCTGCTTATGTTGATTTAATGGGTAATGTTTCTGATGAACCAGTGCCTTATTCTTTAACATATCGTACCTCAACGAAAAGATTTACTCGTGAAACAAATCAAGACAATAGTACATCTTTAATATTTGGTAATGGTGTTTTACAAGATGGGCAATTAGTAGATGAGGGATATATTGATAAAGAGCAAATAGGGTTAATTATTCCAGGACAAACAAATAATTTAAATACTGCTATTGACCCTTTATTGGGAAATGAATATTCAACACTTGGTGAAACACCAAACCAAACAACTTTAACCATTACTTATAGAGTAGGTGGTGGAGTTAGTTCAAATGTTCCGAGTGGTAATATTACAACTACTCCAACTTTAAATGCACAAAATGGAAATACAGATGCTGAATTAACAAGTGTAATAAATAATCAACCTGCTCATGGTGGTAAGGATGAAGAAGATATAATTGAGATAAAAGAAAAGGCAAGAGCTTTTTTCTCAACACAAAACAGATGTGTAACTAAGGAAGATTATGAAGCTAGGGTGATGAATGTACCAAGTAAATTTGGTAGTTTGGCAAAAGTTTATGTAACACGAGGAGATGTTAATAATACATTACCTATTTTAAATTCTGATTACTATAATGATTTATTAGGTTTGTTAAACAACATATCTCCCTCTTTAAGTGAATTGGGAAACAATATTCAAAGTGCCATTACAAACACACCAGGAGTTAATATTGCTACATATGATGATTTCCAAACAATAGTAAATATGCTATTACCAAGTGGAACAATAATGACAGAATTAGGAGTATATGGTCAAACTTTACAAGACCAATTAGATGCTTTTGTTATTAATCCAACTGGTACAACTGAATTACAACTTTTAGAACAAACTATATCCATTGTGGTAAATATTTTAAAAGGAGAACCACTGGGAGGCCTTGTGGAAGAAAATTTACCAAATCCTTTAACAGGTGAATTAAATACAATACAGAGTTTATTAAATAATTTATCTATTACTGCAGCAGTTAATTCATCTGGTGTAAGTCTTGTTTTACCTAATCTTACACAACAATTAAATGCACTACAATTAGAACAATCAGATGTTAGTTCTTTACCAACCATAGTTAGTTCAATACCTGAATCATTAAATAATTTTGTTAACTCTGTACAACAAGAAAACTTTTCAGAATTATCAACAATAAACATTTACGCTTTAGGATACAATAATAGAAAACAATTAGTTGGTAATAAACACTTCTCATCATTAAGTTTACCAAATACTTTAACTAACAACATTAAAAACTATTTACAAAATTTTAAATTAATGACAGATACAATTACGATTAATGATGGGTACGTTGTTAACTTTGGTGTGGTGTTTGATATTATAGCTGAAAAGTATGCAAACAAACAACAAGTTAAATTAAGATGTATTCAAATAATAAAAGATTATTTTAAAATCGAAAAAATGCAATTCAATCAACCTATTTTTCTTAGTAACTTAGAATTTGAATTAATGGGTGTTGAAGGTGTTCGTTCTATTGGACATGTAACCATTACACAAAAAGATGATTACAATAGTGATTCGGGTGATGCTGATTTATTAAATTCAACTTATACTTATAATTTTAGTACAGATGCTGAGGCTTTAATTGATAGAGATGGTGATGGTAATGATGACGGTAGTTTCGTAGACGCTTCACTATTAGAAAATGGTGGATTGGGAACATCAGGATATGGATATAAATATAATTTTGAAAATGCATTATCTTCTGATGGTACAATTATATTACCACCAAATGTGGCAACACCAACGGTTTTTGAATTAAAGAATCCAAATCAAAACATACAAGGGAGAGTTAGATAATGCACCATTTTATTTTTCCAAACAAAGACACTTGGATTTCAAGTGGTTCATCTACTGTAACAGGTGAATCTTTTAAAGACCAAAACTTTGGAAGAGACCAAATACTTGAAGTCAAAAAAGAATTTTTTAATAATTCTTTTGACCATCAAACAAGAGCATTAGTTCAATTTAGTGGAGATGAATTTACTGAATTATCTAAATCTATATCCGATGGGACAATTACATCTGATGCTAAATATTATTTAAGATTATTTGAAGCTGAAGGTAATGCAGAAATGACTGAAGAATATACTTTAGATATTCAACCAATATCACAATCTTGGATTGAAGGTACAGGTAAATTTAGTGACGACCCAAAGAACACAAATGGTTGCAGTTGGGAAAATCGTAATAATCCAATTGGTGGAACTGCTGTTACTTGGGATGCATCAGGTGTTGATGTGTTAAGTGTAAGTCAATCAAAACAAATTTTCAATAATGAATCACCTGATGTTAATGTGGAAGTAACTGATATGGTGAATATGTGGTTAACAGGCCAATCTTCAAAAGGTAATCAAGGTATGTTAATTAGATTTAGTGGAAGTCAAGAAACAGATTCAACAACATTTGGACATTTAAAATTCTTTTCAAGAAACACACATACAATTTTTTCACCAAGATTAGAAGTTCGTTGGGATGACCATGTACCTTGTACTGGTTCAAATACAGGTTCTTTAAATCAATTAGTGGTTAGTGGATTGGATGATAACTTTTTATTTATGAAAGGATTGAGGGAAAGTTATAAAGTAGGTGAAAGAATAAAGTTTAGAGTTGGTGCTAGGAAAAGATATATTCAAAAATCATTTACCACATCAGTTCAAACCGTAACTGGTTCATTCGTGCCTGAGGGTAGTGGTTCATATGCTATCAAAGACGTAGCAACTGATGAGTTCATCGTTCCATTTGAAGATTCTACAAATACGAGTTATACACAACTTAGTTGTGATAGTAATTCAAATTATTTTATTCAATACTTAGATGGATTTTATCCTGATAGAGTTTATAAAATATTATATAAATTAAAATATAACGATGGACAAGAACAGATATTTGATAATGATTTCGAATTTATAGTGAAAAGGAAATAGGTTATGGGTAATGAAAATTTAGAACGATTATTAGATTTAATCGCTGATGCTATAATACAAAGTGATATACCAGAACTTGTAGAAAAAATAAATGAATCTCAAAAATTTATCCGTAATGGTAAAATACAACAAGGGGCGGGTGAAGGTGTTTTAGCACTTTTTCAAAAAGATATTAAAGCTAATCAAGAAGATTTAATAAACTCACTCAATGTAAGTGTTGAAGGTGAAGATGTTCAACAAAATTTACAAGAAATAGCTGATAATATTAATTTTGATTTAATAGAAATCGAAGTAACTCCAAATGGAGCAATTTCCATAGTAGGTGGAGGACCTTCATATGACGGACTATCATTAACAAATTTATTAACAGATTTATCAACTAATAATCCATTAAATGTTAGTCAATTCATTTCATTAACAAATCAACAATCAAATATTAATATTGAACAAGCAGAAGAATTTTTAGATACAAATATTTTTGAGTTATTACCATCTGGTGATGCTAGACAGGCTAGAATTATTAGATTCTTTCAAGAATTAAATACACTACTTCCACCTCGTCCAGGTACAAGTGGTCAACCACCATTTGATTTTCCAGATGATGATGATAATATGGTTAATCGTGACGAAAATTTTAATTGGGTTTCTGCTAGTTTGTATGATAAAAATACAAGTATTTCATATGTACAAGATAATCAAGATGGAAACATTAATGAAGAAGAGGCATTTATTCATAGATTAAAATCAACGGCTAATGACACCAATTCATCAAGAACCATTGAGGATATTTACAATACAATTCTTCCTTATTTAACAGATATATTAGAGGATAAAATATCACCACAAGATGATAGACCAATCTATGAAAATCAATCAAGTGGATATTTAAAATTTAGAAATTTGAATCAAGGTATAATAATTCGTAATACAAATAAAGAATTTATTGAGGGTTTAGACCCAAATAATTTAACTTATTTAAATAGGTTAGATGAAAATGGAGATACAATACCTGGTACTGGTTTTACAATTACAATGTGGGTTAGATTTTTAGACAAAGTATCAGAGGGTACATTGTTTAATTTTGGTAATCCTATACTTGATGAAAATCCATTTGGATTTAAATTAGAAACTTATGTTTTAAATAAAAATGATGTTAATCCTGACACAGACCAACCTGATACATGGGGTGAAACCGTAAATCAAAATCAAGACTTAATAGATTCAGGTATTTTTCAAAATAGTAACTCCGCTAGATTTGTAAGATTATTAGTGAGGGAATATGGTAGTTACAATAATACAGTTTATGACCCTGGTCTTCGTACCTCTGCATTATGTGCCACAGATATTAATAGAATGTCTTGGAATCCTGCAGATTTTGATTTAGATACAAGTGACTATAATCAACATGATGAAACCAGATTATTATTAAATACATTAATACCTGAAGATTTTAACGAATGGTATTTCATATGTGCGTCATACAATCCATCAGTAATTGAACCAACTGACGCTAGTGATAACCAAGACCAATGGGATGCTTATAGACAAATACCAGAGTATTGGTTAAATCACATTACACCAAATGTAAACAATGAAGATAATACTGCTATTACACCACATCAATATACAAACTTTTCTGGTTTTGGAAATAAATGTAAAGTAGAAATCATATCACGAAGTGACTTACTACGAGCTCGTGGTTTTAAAGTGGATTAAAAATGCCAGTTAGTTATCAAATATTTTCATTGAATAAAATTGATGATGTTGGTTATTCTTCTGAAAACCCACAATTAACAACTTATGAATTACCAATAGTTATTTATGCAGAAGGAAAACCTCCATTTGCAGGAAGTATAAATCAACAAGATGAATACGCTGAAGCTAAAATATATGCAACATTGGATTACACTTTTGCTAGATATGATAGTACAACTAATACTTTTGTTAATTTTATAGATGTTCCTGCAGTAGAGGAAGAATCAATAACAGATATTGAAGAACCATATATAACTTTAGAAAATCAAATTATGTTTGGTTCAACTCAAGTTGAGTCTGCATTGGGACAAGGTGGTATTGACCCTTCTCAACAAAGATTTGAAGTTCCCACTAATTTAAATATAAATTCACCAGATGATATTTTACAATATTTAGGATATAGTGCTGATGACAGACAAGGGATGGAATTAATAAATTGTAAAATTAAAAAATTATTTTGGCAAGGTCAATCTAATAAAGTAATGATAAGAATACAAATTGGTGATGATAAATTTCCAACAATAGAAGATAAAAATTCAAATGAATTTCTTGAAAGTGTTTTTGGTCTTGACAATAATAGTAATGGTCCTTTTAATAATTTAAATGAATATCCTGAGGATTATGATGATGTTTTTAGAATAAAACCACAATATAATTTTAATACTAATGCTAATGTTTTACCAGTAAAAGTTAAAATGAAATTATCAATACAAAATTTAACTTTAAGAACTTTAAGTAATTCTTTTTTACAAGATACAGAGCAACAAGAAAATCAACAAACATCTACGGAGGAGGAATTTGTAGACACTTCAGACCCAAGTTTGTTAGATTTTAATGAAGAACAAATATCATTAAATTTTGGTGTATTGAATGGTGAAATTCCTGAACAAACATTATTGAATCCAATTGACCCATATAGTGGTATGGAGATAAATTTAATAACAGATAATAATTTACCTATATTTCAAAACACTCAACAAGGTTTAATTGATTCCGACCAAGATGGTAGAATTGCACTTGGTATGTTTTCATTCATTGAAGAAAACATTTCAGAAAATAATTTTCCAGATATTTTATCCACACCATTTAGTAAATATGTAAAAACAAATTTAGTAAAAAATGGTGATTGTAAATTTGTAAGACAAGTATTTGTAACTGGTAGTAATAATAACCCTTTAATTGTTGAACCAGATGGGGGATGGAGATTTTTATCTTTATTTGATAATGAATCATATACAAGTGATGATTCTGGTGGTTTAAATTATGAAAATTACTCTATCGATAATTATCAAAACTTTCAACCTTATGGTGGCCGATATGCATATGTACCTTTAAACATTGACATACATGATGGAGGTCTTCAAATATATAAAAATTTAGACACCATACCTGGATATGTGAGCCCTCTATTTTACTCTGGTGAATTTCCATATTATGATGGTCAAAATCAAAAAGCACGTAATCAAGATGATATAGATAATGCACTTGATTATAATAATCTTAACACTCTAAGGTCACTTTATCAACCAAAATTTCAAATTAAAGGTATTAGTGATACTAATAATTCTATACAAGACTTTCCTCATGTAGCACAATGGTCTATTACTGATGAGGCTTATTCACATAATAGGTGTTTACAATTCATTAATTTTCAAGTTTTTGATAATGATTATATATTAAATTATTTAATCTTAGATGGAGTTACTAATACAACATATCCTTACGGATATGCAAAAGATTCTCAATATGTATTTAATTATCTTTTGGTTTCTGATTATCATATAAAAGGTGAAATCAAAGAGGTGTTAGATGTACTTGATAATCCCAATGCTGTTTATCCATTTAATCAATACCGTGTTTTAAATCAAGTTCAAAAAATTTATGATAAATTTGATGACGAAAGAATAAATCCATATAGTTCTTTAAAAATAAGATTTAAAATGAAAACCACACATGTTTTACCACCAGGTAATTCAATTGATGATGAAGAAGACGAAAATACATTTAAAGAAAATCCATTAGATGAAAGTTTAGGGTATGCACCTCAAGTTGAGATTGGTGTATTAAATTCACAATTTCATGAAATACCTAAATCTGGTGTTAATGGGATTGGAAATACAGATGGCCAATATGACCACGATGGAAAAGATATATTTTTTGAATCACCAGGTGGTTTTAATTCTTTAAGATATACAAATACTTATGTTTTTGAAAACCAATCAAATTCAAGAGTTGGTGGTATGACAAGGTTTCAAAATTCTGTTATGAATGAATGGGAAACATTTGAATTTAATTACAATTTAACAGAACAAAATTTAAATCGTGGTTACATTTATGGTGTTCCATATGGGGGTATATTTAATGATGAACTTAATAATGGTCCTGTTGAAATTATGATAAATCATCAATATGATACAGGAGATAATGCACCTCAGGAGTCTATAGGTGATATATTTTTTAAAATGAATGGTTATCAAAATGAACCAGGTAACGGATTACAAAGTAGTTTAAATATGATACATCCTAAGACTGGGGAACAAGTAAATTGGTCAATTCAAACAATAACTGAAACGAATAACAACTATATGACAGTGAAAAGTGGAATGGGTATTGGTCCAGCGACTGGTGAAGAGTCTGGAGGTAATGGATTAAATTTAGAAGCTTATTTAATGTATGTTAGTGATGAACAAAGAGATGAAAATAATAATATTATATCTTCTGGATATATAGATGGTGCACTAAATAGTGATGATACTAAAAGAACAAATGTTACAGTAGCATGGTGGAATGGACAACAATGGTTTGTTGACCAAGGTGGAAGTGGGTATAATGCTCAAAACAAATTTACACCTGATAATAAAGCATTTATTTTAGGTAGATTATATGGTGGTGTACTTGATGAGACTTTTAAAATTTTAAATATTGACCAATACATAAGTAATGAAACTCAATTCCCAACAGATGGTGTGGGTAATTTACATTTATTTTTACAATCTGGAAATAACTTTCAAGGTAGGGTATTGATTGATGATATTGAATGTTATGAATCATATGAGTTCATACCAGAAGTTGATGTAAGAAAAAAAATATCTGTTGATAATTTTGGTAAAGCAGATTTAACAAAATACTATGACTCAATAATTCATGGACCAAATGGTACGAATGAATACAAAGATTCAACTGCTCCATTGGAGGCACAATTTTATTTTTATCCACAATATCCAACAAATGAAACATTTGTACAAAGAACACCAATTTATCAAGATTTTAAATTAGGTAGATTTTATATTTATGATGTTGATTGGGGTGATGGTTCACCAAATGAATTTTTAACACCTGAACAAATTGATGAAAACACAGCATTATATCACACATATGAAACACATGGTATTTTTGAAATCACTGGAATGATGTTAAGAATAAAAGTTGATGAAAATGATGAAATACAAGGTGTTATTTATAATAAAAAATTTAATTTAAGAATAAATATAAATGAAGGATTGGAAGAAGATTTTGAATATTTTGGAAGCAATGGGTATTCATTTTTACCATTTAAAAACACTACACCAATAATTGGAGGGATATCAAAACAAAGTTCTTATTATAAAAAAATAAAAAGACAACTTGGATTTTTAAATAAAAAACAACAAACACCACAATATTTTATTGATAACCCTAATGAGTTTCCAGTGTATTTTCAAGAATTTGATTATGATGGTAATGGAACTCTGAATGAGGATGATGCACAAGAATTTGGATTAGCAGGAAGAATTGATATAGAGAATTATATTATGTCTCTTGTAGATACAAATACTACAAATACGTTACCTAATGTAGAAGATGGAGAAAAAATAAATATAGATTTTAAAAATGATAGTGATAAATTAAAAACAGAACTAGCTTTATTGAAAATGGATAAAAATGTTGAACAAAATTTAAATATTCTACCAAATTATTTATTGGAAAGATTTTTACCTTCAATCACCACTACGGAAAGTCCACCAGAGGATTCATCTTTTTTAACAACATTACCTTTTCCAACAAATCTTGAGGAATTTGGATATTCAACAATTTTAGATGAAAATGGTAATTCAAATTATATATATTTAAAAAATTATTGGGAAACCAATGGACGACCTGATATTGCAGGATTAATAGATATATTCGATGATGCTCCTCCAGTTTCAGGTTCAATAAACAACCAACCAAGTCCATATTCATATTATCAATTATCAGGTCCTTTATTAACTTACACTTATCCATCTTGGGTGATGGAATACGTTAATCCTCCTTCTTTTTATGTAGATAGTGGACAAATATTAGAGCTTGAACAATTTGGTGTTCAGTATTTATCAGGTGATTTTACCATTCCTGAACCTAATCAAGATAGTACACCAAATCCAGTGGATTATTATCATAATAATCCGGTAACCACAACTATTGAAGGAGATAAGATTTACAATGGTATTACACCAATAAAAGAAGAATTAGGAAAAGGGATTGGTGATTGTGATTTAACCTGTATCAAGTATTATAATGAACCAAAATCAATTTGGGAAATGTTTGGATTTGAAGAGAATGATTTAAACATAATTGGTAAACCTGATGAACCAAGATATTGGAAAAATATTATTCCAAAAGACTTTTCTATATTTAATAGATTCGGAGTAAATATACCAGATATAAGTCGTGAAAGATTATCAAGTTTACCATTTCCACAATATTTTGAGGAGTTTAATATTAATAATGATATTAATATTGATGGTTTGGATGGAGCTGGTTGGGTATTACCTGATGGAGTGGGTTTAGGAGTTGGAGCATTTAGACCTGATATTGGAGCTTTAATTGGTAATGTTCTTGCAGGAAACGAACCAAGTACTGACTATGATTATCCTTCTTATGTTTACGATTGGTCTAGTGTTTATGATATACCAGTTGGTAATGGTTTACAACAACCTATTGAAAACTTTTTTAATCCTACTAATATTAATATAGATATTTATTCAGAACAAAATTGGATAACTCCATCTAATTTAATAAATGATTATTACTATCCTGTATTACCAAGATACAATGCTGGTGGTAATTTTATAGAAGGTGATTTTCCAAATAACAAAATACCATTTCCATTAGAGGCAACTATAACAAATGAAAATGAATCAAATGAAAATTTGATAATTAATATAATAAATGATAAATTAGAATCAGATATATTACAAGATAAAAGCGGAAATGATAATTTAGGTTTTGGTATTAATGATTTTAGTCCTAAGTTTGATAATGAAACACTAAGGGTTGAAAAATCTAAACCAAGAAGTATTTTTAGAACATCAAAAGAAAATGGAGCTTTTTAATAATGTCCCAATTAAAAATAATACTACAAAATAAACCTAAAGAGGGTGATTTGAGTCAATATAATTTTGATGTTAATTCAACTAACTTTAATTATTTAAATTCAACAAGTTTACCTGAAAACAATGATAAGTTTCAAAACAAAGATTTATTTACAAACGCTGTTGGAAATAAAATAAATGAAGATATAATTGAAAGAAATTTAAAATTTGAAGGTGACCCATCAATAATTATTGAAAATTTATATATTTCAAATGCAGGTGTTGGTGGTACTGTTAAGAATAATAAAGTAATTGTATATATGTTTTCTCAAGAAGCTTATGGTGGTGACCCAACACTTGATGGATATGGTGCTATAAAATCAAAATTAGAATCTAATACTGAGTGGATTATTTACAATGAAGGATTTGGAAATAAATCAGAGGGTTCAGATATTGGAAACATTGATGCATTAGAAGGAGTTGAAATTGTTTCAAATTTTAGCACTGACTCAGGTAACATTTCAATTGGTGATATTCCAGGTAGACAATTAAACATTGATGAAAATGTAGATGATGAGCGTATTCCAAGTAAAATAAAAGCTTTTAAATTATCAAGCGTAACTACAGCAGACGATATAGATAATTTAAAAACATCATTATTTGATGAAGCTAATCCAAATCCAATTTATATTGTTGTTTTTACAAAAGGTGATAAAAAAGTAGCATGGCCACTTAATACAGATAGTAGAAAAAAGAAATATTCTGTATTTAAAATTAGTAATTATGATTTGTTTACAAAAGTATCAACTAATTTTGTAGGTACAAATTATTTAGTAAACTTTCCATCATCAACCATAACTAGAACTGGTGAGGGTGGAGGTGGAGCTACAAAATCAGCTTGGAAAGTTTCTTCTTTACAAATTAGAATCAATACATTACCTGGTCAACTTAATAATATTTCAGATATTTCAACTTATCAAAATTCAATTCAACAAATGTTACCAAAAACTCCAATAAATGAAAATTCTTTTAATAGTGTTGAATGGTTAGGAACTTTAAACCCAAAAAATCAACTTGATAATACAGAAGAGGTTGGTGATTCAGCTGTAAGTGTTAGACATCCAGATTTTATACCTCTTACTACTTTTGGTTACGTTAATAATAACACGATACCTATAAACTATGAAGATTTACAAACATATCATACAGATTTTAATAAAATTACAAAAGCATCAGTTCCTTTAAATGTTGGGATTAATTTTGACGTTAGAGACCTGACAAATACAAATATAGTAACCGAGAACAGGCGTTTTTATTACTTAGTATTGGATTGGAATGATATTGATAATAGATTACAAACAATTGATGATTTTTTACAATCAAAACCAGAAAATCAAATTGAATATTTAAATTTACAAAATCAAAATCTTTATAAAGTAAATCAAGTTGGTTTTTCCATGGTATCTAATTTATACACAACACCTGGTATTAAAAATATTAAAATATTAATGTTTAGTGTAGCGGTACATAATAATGAAGGTGGCGAAGAATATGGTCAATTTGAAGTAGGTAGGTGGAAACTTATCACATCAAGAATTTATTTAGACATACCACCAAATCAATATCCTGACTTTAATGACGTTGGTGGAAGTGATTACACAACAATACCTTGGCCCTACACGACTGTTGTGATTGGTGGAGTTGACAACGATTCAAAATATAAAACAAGTGTTCAAAATACTTTAAGTAGTGGTAATGTAGGTGAAGACAGCTTAGACATTCTTGATGAAAAATTTTTAGTTAATGATATTGAAAATACTGAATTAGGACAAACAATAAAATCAATGGATTTAGAACAATGTAGATATTTTAACAAATATTATGGAATTAATGATTTACTTAATATAAATGTCAATACTAATGATGGTTTTAGACCATATAATTATAGAGATGATGAATTTATATGGGATGGAGAAACAAATAAATATTCTGAAGAAACTTCTGTCGGACAGATATTTATAGGTGATAACTTAGATTTAGATTTAAAACAAAGTTGTAAATTAGAATTAAATACAGGACGATTATCAGGTAAAACCATTTTAGATACAAGTGGTAATTCAAATAAAGGTATATTAATTGGTGATTACAAAGTTAAAAAAAAGAGAAAAGGTGAACCAATGAGAAGAGATTCATTTATAAAAGTTCCTAAAAAAACAAGTAATAGAAGAGGAGCATTGTAATGCCTGATTTTGAATTTGAATTTAATCAACAAGATAAAGATTTAGTTTTAACACAAACTGAAGGTACTTTTACTAATAGTGATTATATTCGATTAACCATATATCCAACAGAGGCACCTAATAATATAGTTGACTTACCAAACAGTGAAAAAGGTATTGATGGTAAGGCTATATTTTTTTCTACATTAGCTGATACTAAAACAATCGATATCTCACCATTTGGTGATGTTAATCCAAGTAAAATAATTGGTGTTGTTGAGTTACTTCCTGAAAGGTCTAATGATTTTAAAATATACAAAAATGGTGAAGATGTTTTTATAAAACCAAATGAAATATTTGATGAATTTGAATTACCTGAAGGAAATTATAGAATACAAATTGACTTTTTACAACAAGTTAAACCAACATATGGCGGAAACCCTATAGCTGATACTGATGATGTAGAGGGTGACACAGGTGGTGATGTAGAAATACAACAACAACTTTATGATTTTATTATAAAACAAATTTCAACCTCAAGAAAAGAGGTACGACTAAAAATATTAAATGTAAATCTTACACAAAATTCTCAGATAATTTTTAATCTAACCAATGAATTTAATAATTTTGAACCAGAAACAATAATTGATAATGACGAAAATTCATTAACATTTGGTCAACAAATACCTAATCCTAACTTTAAATATCAATTTAAACATGTGCTGAACTTTGGAACAGGTGACCATAATCCAATAATGAATTATGCATTTGATACAGTAACAGATGGCAGAGATAATCAATCTATAATATTAAAATTATATGAACCATTACCAACTAATATTAGTAATTTAAAACGTGTAACAATTGAAAGAGAAGTTTTAACCACACAAACTCAAGAAATATTTTATTTTTCTGATGTACCTGATGTATTTTTTGGTGATGGATTAGTACCTGATACATCTGAAAATTGGATAAATCCAGATGATAACCAACATGGTTTTCAAAGTTTTGATGAAATAACTATTTCTCAATCTATAGGTGATATTGAGGTTGATGGGTTAATATCATCAAGTAAATATAATTATCCTAATTTAAATACAGATTTTATTGAATTTTCAAATCATACATTTTTTGGTTCTGCTAAAAAGAAGTTACAAAATTTTAAAACAAAAGTAGAAACCATTCAAGGGCACTACTCTGAAATATCAGGTACACTTTCTGTATCAAGTTCAATTACAGGTGATTTACCTTTTATTATTCAAAAAAGAAAAGATTTATTTACAAAAATAAATAATGAGTTTAAAACATTTTCACCATATGAAAGATTTTTATACTTTGATGCACAAAGTGATTCGACCGCATCAGCACCAAGTTTAAAAAATTATGCTGATATTATACCTGTACATCAAGATGGTAAACAGGTAAATCATGTAGATGGTTTTAAAACATCATATGAATTTTCATCGGCTACAATTTCAACAGGTGAATTTGCAAACATCGATTTATTTACTGATAAGTATTTAGTTCAAAATAAACCATTTTTTAATTATAGTAGTTCAATTTATTTATCATTTTTAATGAAAGGTAATAGTGGTAGTGCTTTAACTTGGGAGAATAGAAATAAAAATCAAAGTCTACCATTTCCAGAAGATACACTTTATCAAAACAATATATTAAATCCTGATATGACAGGAAGTCAATATCAAAGATATGTCTTTCAAGCATCTCAATCATATTTTATACCAAACACTACAAATAATGATTTAGCTGATTTAGAATTTGGTGAAGGTGACTTTGATGCTGGTTCAAGTAAAATAACAATACTACATAGTAGTACGAAAACAGGTTCATATAAAATAAAAGATACTACTAATAAATATCCAACTACAGTGGTAAGTCAAAGTGGTGTTCCGTTTTTTGGTTCTGTGATGCCAGGTGGTGAATTGTTTAGAATATTTACAAAAAACAATTTATCATCAAGTCTACTTGCTTACTATGATTATCAAGGTGTAACGATTGATGATAATGACTTTGAAGTATTTGATAGAAGTGGAAACAACAATACTTTGGAATTTGCAGGTCAATCCGGTATTTCAGCAGATGGATTCACATCTGGTTCAATCATAGATGGTGTTCAAGGTGGTGATGCTTTTGCATTTAAAATAACTGGTAGTGATGATGGTGCTACTGGTAATCCGACTTTAACAACCAATGATTCTACAGCTCCAATTGAAACCACTCCATTATCAATGTCGGCAGTTGCAGGTGATGCTGTTACTGGTTTCACTATGGCTACTTTTTATCGATATGATGGTACTGGTACAGATAATTCAATAATGTCTATAGGTATCTCAACTGGTTCGGCACCATTTAATGAATCAGATGCAGATGGTTGGCATCTTTCAAGAAGAAATACAAATAAAATTCTTGGTCAAGTAACACGAGAAGGTGTGGACATTACAGGTGAAAATGACGATGATAATGGGTTAAAATCAGGAGCTACTACGATTAATGATGGTAATTTTCATCATGTAGCATTTACTTATGATAATTTGACTGGTACGGGTTCGATTTATTTTGATGGAGTTTTACAAAAAGAAGGACATTCAACAGGACTAATAACAGGTAGTAATCAGATTTATAGATTAGTTGTTAATACTGGAACTGGTGGTGCACATGGTCATGATGATAGTGCATTTGATGAAACAAGATTTTATACAAGAGCGTTAACACCTTCTGAAATAAATCAATTGTTTTTACATCCTGATGGTATTACAGAAACAAAAATCACAGATGTAAAAGTAACATTAAAAGACCCAAGTGATGTTTTACCATTTGATAATATTTTTAAAACAACATCGACTGAATTTACAAATTGGTACAATACGGCTTTAAGTGAAGCAGAGACTTTTGATACTAACAATATTCATTCATTTGAAAATAATTTACCTGAATATATTCGTGAGAGTTCTGATTATCAAGATATGAAAGATTTCTTAAATCTACAAGGTGAACAATATGATTTAATTAGAAATCACATTGATTCATTAGGGACTTTACATAAAAGAGGATATAAACAAACTGATTCTCCACCCGATAATACTTTACCTATGTTATTGTCTAATGTGGGTTATAATGCAATAAATCCATTTAGTGGAAGTTTAACCGAAACATTGGGTTCTTATTTAAGTGGTATTACATCAATTGATGATATTAAAAATCAAACTTGGAGAAAAACACTTAACAATTTAATTTACATTTATAAATCAAAAGGAACAAAAAATTCTGTAAGAGCATTATTAAATGTCTATGGTTATCCACCTGATGTCTTAGAATTTCAAGAGTTTGGTGGAAATGTATCAACAACTAATAATGTGTTTCTTGATAAACCACCTGCACCTCGTGGTTCTCGAGGTACACCACCAATTGATACTGATTTAGTTAATACAACATCAAGTTTTAGTTTTACAACCAATAAAGAAAAAATTTATAGATATATTTTTAATGGTAAACCAGACAGAAGTTTAAATCTTAATTGGTGGATGAATGATGCTAATATAAATACCATTCAATTTATTTATAAACATGTAAACACCACTAATACACAAACTATTTTAAAATCGAGTGGAAGTGTTGTTGAAACATTATGGGATTTAAGATTAGTTCCAAGTTCAGATGGTATAAGTTCATCTTTTGAATTTAGATTAAATAATTCACAACAAGCTGATTCAACTATTGATTCTAGAGGTTTTTCAATGTCATTGGCTTACGATAAAATGAATGATGGACAATTGTGGAATGTTATGATACAGAGAATGACTGGTTCTTCAGGTGGTGCTGGAACAATTGAGTACAGATTACATGGTGCATTACAAAATGAAACACAGATTGAAAAATATAATTATGTCACGATGTCAATTAGTGGCGGAATTGAAGGTGGTTCAACAGATGGTGGTAAAGGATTTTTTGCAAATCAAAACTTCCAATCAAGTGGTTCAAGAGGTATTACAACTTCATCTAATTTAGTGGTTGGTGAAACAGTTAGTGGTTCTTTAGCTGAAATAAGAGGGTGGTCAACTTCATTAAGTACATCTAAATTTAGACAACATGTTTTAAATAAATTTTCTACTGTTGGGAATACGTTATCATCTCATTGTCATGATTTGGTTTATCACTTTAAATTAAATGAAAATTATAATAGTTCGTCAATTTCAACAAACAATCAACTATTATCAATAGTTGATGCATCTCCAACGATTAATTACACAGATTATTCATTTAATTTAAGTCAAAGTTTTTTTAATAATTCATTTATTTATGGATTTGATTTTATAGATGTTAATAGATTAAGTTTACTTGATAATACTTCACAAAAAACGAATGATAATAATATTCTAATAAATCCTACAATTGGAATTAAAGGAAATTTAAATTCAAACATTTCTGCAGTAAAATCAATTACACAACAAAATAATAAACCATTATTCAAAACATCTACACGATTGGAAATTTTTAAGTCACCACAAAATTTTATTGATAACTTTATTATTGATAAAATAAGTGGATTTAATTTAGAAACATTATATGGAAATCCAACTAATTTTTACTCAGAATCTTATACACAACTTGATAATTTTAGAAAAGACTTTTTTGATTGTTATCCAATTCAGTCTGATATTAATACATTTGTTAGGTCACATGAAATTATGTTTAATAATTCAATTGTTGAAGGTCTACAAACCTTAACACCAGCTAGAAGTACTTTTAGTGAAAACTCAAAATTTGGTGTTGAAATAAAACCAACAATATTAGAAAAACAAAAATATGAAAATGAACATCATAGTGTTGAAACTAATCCAAATACATTTAGTGCGAGTGTAAGTCCAAGTCCAGATTTATCAACATCTGAATTTGTTCAACCAAAAATAGGTTCTATTAATGCTAATGTTACAAATGTTTCTACTAATGAATTATCAAAAGATGCATTTATAAATGTTAATGTTACAAATACATCAACTTATGAACAACCTAAACAAGGTTCATTTTCACCACTTCCATCTTTAACTGATTCAGCAGTGCCAACTTCAAAAAATGGAACGATTGATTATGCTTCAATAGCAAATGAATCATATGAAAGTGTTCATGGAGATTGGGGAAGAGCTAATACGAATGTTCATTTTATAAATTACGCAGCTAGGACTGGTTCTGATTTAGGTAGTTTTCCAGGTGTTCATAATGATTACAATGTAGCTCATATAGATACTCGATTTAATTTTTACTCAATAGGTGATTCTGAATATTATTCAGCTTCAAAGGGTAACGCTTCTACTTTTACAAATATAAATAATTTTTACAATCATTTACAAATTACAGATGGGACTGCTAAAAATGTTTTTTAT